CGTGGAACGGCATCAAAATCTACCCGCGAGGGATGAACCCGTACTCCGACGACATTCTCGTTGCCCACTGGATGGAGTGGACACAATCCACCAAACTGCCGAAACTGTTGATGACGTTGTTCGATGTGTGGGTGTTGAAAGCTCCGAATCTGGACAAGGTGCCGAACATTGCTTCGTGGGTGCCTATCGATCATGCGCCGATTCCGCCCGAGGTGTTGGCGTGGTGTAAGCGTCCGAATGTGTTGCCGATTGCGATGTCGAAGTTCGGGAAGTTGGAACTCGACCGGGCTGGTGTTCGTAGCGTCTATGTGCCGCACGGAATCGAGTCGGTGTTCAAGCCAACCAAGCATGTGAACGACAACGACGGGAAACGAATCTCTGGTCGTCACATCATGGGGTTCGATGACGACAAGTTCGTGGTGATGATGACGGCGGCGAACAAGGGTGTGCATCCGCCTCGTAAGGCGTTCGCTGAGAACTTCATGGCGTTCAGCATGTTCGCGTCAAGGCATCCTGACGCGGTGCTCTACATGCATTCTGAGGCGACCGGGTCGATGGGTGGGCTTGACTTGAACACGCTCGCAGAGGTGTGTGGCATCGCTCAGGATCGCATCAAATGGGCTGACCCGTACCTGTACCGCATCGGGTTGCCTTTGCCCGCAATGGCGGCCCTCTACAGCGCGTCTGACGTGCTTCTGGCGACGTCAATGGGTGAGGGTTTCGGTATCCCTGTGGTGGAGGCTCAGGCGTGCGGGACGCCGGTTATCGTCTCGAACTTCACTGCCCAGCCTGAGCTTGTGGGTGACGGGTGGGTTGTGGATGGGCAGCCGTTCTGGGATGCTGCGCAACGGTCGTGGTTCTTGACGCCTTCGGTGGTTGGGATTGTGAACGCGCTCGAGCAGGCGTATCAGCGTGAGCGTGGCACGTCGCAGAAGGCGGTGGAGTTCGCCAAGCAGTATGAGGCGAATCGTGTCTATGACGAGTATTGGAAGCCGGCGATGAAGGAGATTGCTGAATGGTGCCGATCGTCCCAGTCGTAATCGTGCCGGTGCTCACGGAGCATTGGCGTGTGGATTCGATGCTGTTGTCGTTTGGTGGCCGCATCAAGACGTTGTGTGTGATTGATAACGGGAACAGTGAGTGGCAGTTGCGGACGCATAAGGCGTCGGATGTGTTCGTGTGGCGTATGCCTGCGAATCTGGGTGTGGCTGCGTCGTGGAATCTTGGTATCAAGGCGACACCGTTTTCGCCTGGGTGGATGATTGTGAATCATGACGTTCAGTTCGGTGAGGGTGCGGTCGAGCAGTTTTTTGCGTCGGCTAGTGAGGACAACATCGTGTTGGGTGGTAAGCCGAACTGGTCGTGTGTGTGGATTGGTTGCAAGGTGGTGGAGCGGATTGGTTTGTTTCATGAAGGGTTTCACCCGGCGTACTTCGAGGACAATGACTTTGAGGTTCGTGCGCAGCGGGCAGGTATCACGGTGGTGCCTTCGACGGCGGCTATCAATCATCGGAACTCGAGCACATTGGCGTCGAGTGAGAAGTTTCGGGATCGGAATGCTTACACGTTTCAGGCGAATCTTGAGAGGTTTCAGGAGCGTGTGGAGCGTCCGTGGGAAGAGCTGGTGGATTGGGATTTGAGGCGTCGTCGTGACTTGGGGTGGGACTGATGGCGGTCTACGACGGTGTCCTCTACAACGGTGAGGATGATGTTCTTGAGTGTCGTCTTTATGAGTTGAGTGGGGTTGTTGACAAGTTCGTCATCATTGAGGGTGACAAGTCGTTCACGGGTTTGCCGCATGAGCGCGGATCGCGTGAGCGTTTCGCGCCGTGGGTTGAGAAGATTCATTGGGTCGATATCGAAACGCCGAGGATGCAAAACGCCTGGCATGTTGAGACTGTGGTTCGGAATCGTTTATTTGACGAGTTCACGGCGATTGGGGTTCAGCCGGGTGATGTAGTGACGGTGTGTGATGCTGACGAGATTTGGGCTCCGTGGATGGTGGAGCATTTCGCTAAAGCTTGGTATTCGGTGATGATGCGACATTTGGTGTTTAGTGTGCATTGGGAGGCTCCGTTGGAGTTGACATGTGTCGGTGGGCCGTTCGGGATGGTCAATGCTTCTGCGGATCAGATGCGGCGGGCTCAACGTCACCAGATGCCGCACCTCATGGGTGGCTGGCATCTGGGTTGGATGGGTGGTCAGAATCGATGTGTCGAGAAGCTGCGACGGTTCAGTCATCAGGAATACAATCAGGGTGACATCGAGGAGTTGATTGCGGTCTGTTTTCGTAACGGTACGTTCATCGAGGGCACCGTGTTGGAGGAGAGGTCTGTGGCTGATGATTGGCCGCGTTGGATTCGTTCGGATTTGCATCCCGAGTCGTGGCGGACGCGGCGATGAAGCCATATGTGATTTGGGCTCCCGATTATCGGAATGTTTCTGGCGGGATTCGGGTTCTGTATCTGTTGGGTCATTTGTTGCGTGAGCGTGGGTTTCGGGCGGAGATGATGATGACGCATGGTCCATTTGTGGCTAATCCTTGGGGTGTGCCTGAGTGTGTGTCGGTGTCGGGCGATGCGATTCACGTCTATCCAGAGATCGTGCAGGGCAATCCGTCTGGGTCGAATCGGGTGGTGTGGTGGCTCTTGAATCATGCGGAGAAAGATGGGTTGCGGTTCGTTTGGCATCCGAACATCGGTTCTGGTTCTGTATTGAATGTGCCGTATTTGGAGGCGGATGTGTTCCGTCCTGGTGATGGGGTTAGGTCGGGTGTGTTGGTGTGGCAGGGCAAAGGGAGTCACTGTTTCGTGCCGGAGGGTGCCAGGTTGATTACGCATCGTTGGCCTGCGACTCGGGAGGAGTTGGCTGAGGTGTTGCGGTCGGCTGAGTATCTGATTTCGTTTGATGCGTACACGGCGTTGATTCATGAGGCGACGATGTGTGGATGTCCGGTGGTCGTGAAGGATGATGGGAACTGGAACTTGGCGAAAACAGCTGATGGGCCGATGCGTATCTATGGTGCGGTTGATGATGAGTCGAAGTTGGATGAGGCTCGAGCGGAGGTGGGGTTGGCGTATCAGGCGTATCTGGATTACATGCCCGAGATGGAGTTGCAACTTGATGTTTTTATCCAAGCCACTCAGGCTCTTGAGTAGGATTGACCCGTCATGGCGACTAACGGCTACGCAACATTGGCAGAGGTGAAGGCAGCTCTACGGATCGGCACAGCCGACACGGTGGATGACACGCTGATTGACAACTGCATCGGTGCCGCATCCCGGCTGATTGACGGCTACTGCAACCGCCAGTTCTGGGCGTATTCGTCCGCAACCACCCGCGTCTATCAAGCCAACAGCGAATACGTCTGCGACATTGACGACGTTTACTCGCTGAACGGTTTCGTGCTCAAGACTTCTACGTTCGCCGACGGCAACTTCGACGTCACCTGGGCGGCCACCGATGTGCAGCTCGAACCATTGAACGGCATCCTTGATGGACTCACCTGGTCATATGACAAGTTGCGTGCTATCGGCGACTACCTGTTCCCGACCGTCAACGCCAACTACGGTGAACAAGCCCTCGTGCAAGTGACAGCCCTGTTCGGTTGGGCGAGCGTCCCGGAGCCGATCAAGCAAGCCTGCATCATCCAGTCGTCGCGCATCTTCAAGCGTTATGATTCGCCACTCGGTGTTGCCGGGTTCGGTGACTTGGGTGCGATTCGCGTGTCTCGATTCCTCGACCCTGACATGGCTCAGTTGGTTGAGCCGTATCGACGCATGCGGATGTTCGCCTAATGCCAGCCACAATCAGCCAAGTCAAAGACGGTCTCAAGACCGCCATCAACACCGTCTCAGGATTACGGGCCTTCGACTATCAACCCGACCAGGTGAACCCACCGTTCGCATTTCCGACACTCGACACCATCACCTACCACCAGACCGGGATGAACAACGGTGGCGTCGTCATGAACTTCACCATCACACTCATCGTGAACCGTGCCGCTGAACGCACCGCACAAGACCAGTTGGATCAATACATGGCGTGGGACGGAACCAAATCGGTTCGCGCCGCCATCGAAGCCGACCGCACCCTCGGCGGCGTATGCGACGACCTCATCGTCACCAATGCGGAGAACCTTACGAACATTGATGCGAACGACACGCTGTATCTTGCTGTCGATTTCAAGGTCACGGTGTACGCTTAGACCATGGCTAAATACCTCGTTTCAGGACCATTCCCCGTGACCGGTGTTCAACCGGGCGGGTTTGTGGACGGAAGTGGAATCGACAATGTAGAGTTGTTGATTGCGGCAGGCATCTTGCAAGTCGTCGAAGAAGTCAAGAAACCCTCAAAGGCCGATAAGGCAGGAGACAAATAATCATGGCAAAGCTGGTCCTCAAAGACGCGAACATCGTGTTCAACGGCACCGACATCTCGGCGAACGTGGCGAGTGTTTCGCTCTCGACCACCGCTGCCGAAGTCGCCACCACCGCATTCGGATCGAGCGCAATCACCCGCGTATCGGGTCTGATTGACAACTCGGTGACGTTCAGCATTCACAACGACTACAACGCCATCGACGGAATCTTCTTCCCACTCGTCGGCTCAACCGCAGTCACTTGCGTCATCAAGCCGAACGGCACCGCTGCCGCTTCATCGGCCAACCCGTCGTACACCTTCTCGGTACTCGTGACCGAGTGGACACCGGTGAACGGTGCGGTCGGCGAACTCGCCACCGCCGACGTTACGTTCCCAATCTCGGGCGCAATCACCAAGGCTGTCTAATCACATCAACCCTTACCTGCGGAGGTAGACAATGAAACTCGGTATCACCGTTCACGGCACCGACGGCAAGAAACGACTCGCAGTCGTCGTCTTCGCCGACTTCGTCAAATACGAAGAAGTACACAACGTATCCATGGCCAAGGTCGAAGCGGAGATGAAAGTCCGTGACCTTGCCTGGTTGGCGTGGCATTGCGAACGCCGCAACAAAGTCACCGCACTCGAGTTCGATGCTTGGCTGGAAACCGTTGAGCAAATCTCGGCGGAAGGTCAAGACGGTATCGTCCCTTTGGAGAGCAGTCAGCCCACTGGTTGATCGCCTATTTGGCGTGCGAGACCGGCATTGCGCCGTCAGTGTTGCTGACTGAATCACCTCGAATGCTTTACACGCTGGTCGCGTATCTGCGTTGGCGCAACGTCAAGATGAATCCGACACCGTACAATCGTTGATATGGCATCTGTTGAGGCAATGGGCCGTGCCGGTCAAGTAAGCATCGCAGCACCAGGCTTGTTCGAGTTCCTTCGTATCGCCTCACAGGCATACCCTGATTTCAACCGCGAGATGCGCAAAGCCGCCGAGGAGGTGGCGCAAGTGGTCGTGGATAGGGCGAAGGTGAATGCGGCAAGTCAACCGAAGCATGGTCCGAATCGTGCCGGGTCGTCGGGTATGTCTCAGGCTCAGGCTGTGGTCGGGAAGTTGCGTGCGAGGCGTGACCGTATCCCGACCATCAAGCTTGATCACAAGGGTGCGTTCGTTTCGGCATCACGCCCGAATCGGAAACGCAAAACGAAAGTCAAGGCTGGTGATGTGTTCTTCGGTGCCGAGTTCGGTGGTCGTCGCCGTAAGACGACGCAACAGTTCTTGCGTCACCGTGGCCGGCAGGGATACTTCTTCTGGGAAGCCGTCCGGGACAACAAGTCGTACATCGCCAAGGCGTACAGCGAGAAGATTGAGCTCGTTCTGAAGAGTCTTGCGGCAGGTGTCGAATAACGCTACGCTGAACCCAGGAGGCCCGCCATGCCTGCAACAACGATGATTCATGCCGTCAAGTTCCGTGACGTCAAATCTGTTCAACCTGAGAAGTTCGCCATCTCGTGGCTCGGCTTGAGCAGCCTGCTTCAGATCAGCGAGGCGACATTTGAGAAGACCGACCGCGCCTTATGGTCGCCAGTCACCTACTTCCATAACACGACCAGAGGGAATCGCAACGTCGAATATGTGACCTGCCTAGTGGTCGACATGGACGGTGAAGCATTCGACCATGCACGGTTGAACGGGTTGGAATATGTCGCCTACACCACCTGGTCGCACACACCTGACGATCAGCACTGGCATCTTGTTCTCCCGCTCGCCTACCCGGTGCCTGCCGACCGCTGGTCGGAAGTGTGGACTCGTCTGCATGAACGCATCAATGTCGTTGGCGACCCGCAGACCAAGGACCCTGCACGCCTGTTCTATCTGCCTCAACACAAACGGTTGACGACACCCGATATCAAGATTGGTTTCGGCGACTTCATCGACCCGCAGCTCGACGAACGGTTCGTTGCCCGCCCGGTCATCCGACGCAACTCTCGCACCTACCAGTCGAAGGCGAAGCACTATTGGCAGGATGAGTCGTGGTGGAATGAGCCGCAGGATTTGTCGCGGTTCGATGGGATGACGAAGCAGCAGATTGCGTCATCGTTGTTGGTGGAGTTCAGGGAACTGCGAAAGACGCTCAATCTGGACTGAGTAGAATCGGTCGTCATGGCCGTCACCCGTGACTTCATTGTCAAGCTCATTGCTGACCCCAAGGACCTGCTCAAAGGTTTCAATGACATCCGAGCGAAGGCTGGTGAATCGTTCGGTGCGGCGAACACGAAACTTCAGGAGTTGGTGCCATCGTTCCAGAAGATTCAGGCGGCGTCGGCTGTCGCGTTCGCTGGTCTGACGGCGGCTGCGGGTGTCGCTATCAAGGCTGCGGTCGATGCCCAGGCTGAACAGAATCGTCTCCGCCAAATCCTGCTCACTACCGGCGGCGCAACAGAGCAGCAGGTCAAGGCACTCATCGACCAGGCGAACGCGCTGGAGAAGGTTGGTGTTGCGTCAGCCGGGAACATCATCACGGCGCAGTCGCAGTTGGCGACGTTCGATCTACAGTTCGAGACGATTCAACGCCTCACCCCGGCAATCACCGACTATGTGATCGCCGAGAAGGGTGCGACCGCGTCGGCTGAGGACTTCAAGTCGATGACGAACGCGCTGGCTCAAGCGTTGCAAGGAAACTTTGCTGCCTTGACGAAGTCGGGTTTCGTGCTCGATGAGACGACGAAAGAGCTCATCAAGAACGGTACCGAGGCGGAGCGTTCCGCTGCCCTGGTCGATGTATTGAACTCGACGTATCAGGGTTTCAATGCGTCGGTTCGGGAGACCGCCGAAGGTCGAATGGTTGCGTTGCGTAACTCATTCAATGCGTTGCGTGAATCAATCGGCATGGCTTTGTTGCCGGCATTCGAGAGCATGCTGAAGGTATTGCAGAACTTCGCTGATTTCTTGGTCAACAACTCTTCACTGATTGTTGGAATCGGCATCGCCCTGGGTGTATTTACTGGAACGATTGTTGCTGCGTCGGTTGCCTTGAAGGTGTATGCGACGGTGGCCGCGATTGCCACGGCGGCGAATACGGCGTTCGGAGTGAGCCTGAGTGCCACAGGTATCGGGGCAATCATCGTGCTGATCGGGTTGCTGATTGCCGGGTTCGTGCAGTTGATGATTCATTCTGAAGGTGCCCGCAACGTGATGAGGTCGCTATTCAACCTCATTATCGCTGGCGTCGAAATGACGGTCAATGCCTTCATCATGTTGGCGAACTCGTTCATTCAGGTGAACAACATCATCAACAGTGGACTGAAGTTCATTGGTATCAATCTGGGTCAGGTTGGGTATCTATCGGAAGTCAACTTCGGCAGGCTCGGTCAATCTGCCGCTGCCGCCGGTGACGCGGTCGTCGTCGTCAACGGTCACTTGGCTGAACTGCAACGCCTGCTGCCAGTGACATCGAGTCTGGTGCCGACGTTGGTGACGGTTGCTGGTGCGCAGGAGGCTGTGGCTACCGCAACCGCGAAGGTTGATGCGTTGCGTAAGAAAGCCAAGACGGAAGGTATTGATGCTGATTCGTTGGCTGCGGCATTGAAGGAGCAGTCGGATGCACAGAAGGTGTTGAACGATCTGCTCGGTGAAACATCCCGCAGGACTACTGCTGTGTCGTCGGCGAACAAGGAAGTGAAGAGTCGCCTCGAGCAATACACGAGTGTGTTGAAGGCGGCGCAGGGTCAGTCGGATAACTATGAGCGTTCGGTACGTCGTTTGCGTGATGCGAAGAAGGGTCTTGAGCGGGCTGATGCTGATTTGTTGGCTGCGCAGGAGGCGTTGACGAAGGCTCAGCAGGCTGGGTCTCCGGAGGAGATTGCTGATGCTGAGCGGGCGTTGGCTGCGGCTGAGCGTCAGGTGACTCGTGGGAAGTTTGCTGGTGAGCAGGCTGCGTTTGCTGTGGCGGATGCTGAACGCAGGCTTGCCGAGATGCGTGAAGATGGCAAATCGTCGGCTCAAGATATTCGCAAGGCTGAAATCGATTTGGAGGAAGCGAAGCTGCGCGTCATCGATACTGAGGATGACCAGATCAAGATGTCTCGTTCGTTGGATGAGGCTCGTCGTCAGTTGCGTATCGCTACGACCGGTTTGATTGAGGGCGATAAGGAGTTGGTGCCGTTGAAGAATGCGGTGACGGCTGCTGAGGAAGCTCAGATTCGTTCCGCTGAGCAATACACGGATGCGTTGAATGAGCAGAAGCAGGCTGCGGAGGAATACAAGATTGCGTTGGATGCGTTGGCTACGGCAATCATCAACTTCCCGAAGATTGCTGCCAATATCGGGCAGGGTGATTTGTTCCCGATTGATGCGGTTCCGACGCCGACAGCAACTCCGGCAGTCACCGGTATGCGCATCATGCCCGACAAGGTGGACATCACCGTCAACTCCAGCATCGTCAATCCGTTGCAGGTTGCACAAGAAATCCAGGATTATCTGGATCAACTTGACCGTTCCTACGGCAACTACAGACCAGTCTGATTCATGGCCAAGACAGCAATCTGGGGACAAACCTACAAAGTCCTCCTCGACACCGGACTACTCCAAAACGCATTCACGCTTGACTCGTCCACACTCAACGGGTCCGACGTACTTGACGGATCAACCGACTTCGCCGACGTAACCGAATACGTCACCAACGTCCAAATCCGACGAGGACGCACCACCCAACTCGACACAATGAACATCGGACAAGCCAGCATCATCCTCGACGACAAAGCCTCAGGCCGCTCCTTCGACCCAGCCAATACCGCCTCCACCTACTTCCAAGGCGGCTACGGCATCGCCCCACGACGCTTCGTCCAAATCTACGGAGGTAGTGCCGGAGACGAACCACTCTTCGTCGGACGAGTCAACGACCTTGACATCGATTACGTCCAACCAGACAACAGTTTCGCCATCATCGCAGCAGTCGACGATCTAGCCACGTTGGCACGAACCAACCTGATTGGCTTCAATCCGTCCAGTGAACTCACCTCGGCTCGCGTGTCAGCCATTCTTGACCGACCAGAAGTCGCCTACTCGACAGCAACCCGCAATATCGCAACCGGTGTCGCCACGGTGGGCACCGTCGCCTACGACGACAACGACAACGTGAAATCAGTAATCGATGCAGTCGTCCTGGCTGAAGACGGACGGTTCTTCATAAATCGTGGTGGCACCGCCGTATTCCAGCCGCGCATCTCATATTCGTTTGACACCGCAGACATCCAGTTCTCCGACAACCCAGCCGGAACGGTCATCGCCTATCAAGGACTGTCCGTCGGCTACGGAGCCGAAACCCTCTACAACCGTGTCCAAATAGGCGTGCAAGGATTCGCAGTCTCCACCGCCGTCGATACGACCTCAAGCAACGAGTTCGGTGTAAGCACACTCAGTCTCAATGACATCCCACTCAACAACCAAACCGCAGGCGACACCCTCGCCAACAACCTTCTCGCCAAATACAAAGACCCGGTCGTCCGCTTCAACGAAATGAGCGTCCTACTGAACGGACTAGACGCAACGAACGCCCAAGCCGTCTCCATCCTCGACATCGGCGACCTCGTAGAAATCACCAAGACCTACACCACCGGATCACCATCCACTGTCACCAAGACGATGTATGTCGAAAGCATCTCCCACGACATCACACCCGGCTCGCATCGCATCCGACTCGGCCTCGGTCAAGCCCAACTTCTCACCCAGTTCATCTTGGACACGAGCGAGCTTGATGATGACACGGTCGGGCTGGGCTAAACTCAACACACTATGGGAGCCGGATTTCGCACATTCGCCAGCGGCGAAGTATTGACCGCAGACAACGTCATGAACTACCTCATGAAACAAATGGTGATGGTGTTCGCCGGAACCGCCGAACGCGGCTCAGCGATACCTTCACCCGAAACAGGGATGGTTGCATACTCGACGGCCACCGGTCTCGAGGTCTACAACGGAACCGCCTGGGTTAGTATTTAGCGTCATGGGTTCTGGCTTCCGCACATTCCAGTCAGGCGAGGTTTTGACCGCCGACAATGTTCAGAACTATTTGATGGATCAAGCCGTCATGGTGTTCTCCGGTACGGCTGCACGTAGCTCCGCACTTCCTTCACCCGAGACCGGCATGACCGCCTACTCGACCGCGACAGGTTTGCAAGTGTTCGATGGTTCTGATTGGGTTGATGTTGGTGGTGCGGGATACGGTGTGGCCACTGGCGGCAGCAGTTCGAGTATTACGGTTGGCGGTGAAAGCTACACGCTTCTCACCTTTTCATCGGATGACAACCTCGTCGTTTCTAAAGATGGGCTTTTTGATGTCATGCTGGTTGGCGGCGGCGGCGGTGGCGGCGGTTGCGACCCTTCAGCCGCGTCGTGTGGTGCTGGTGCTGGTGCGCTCGTAGGGTACGCAGCGACGACCACTGTTTATTTGGCGGCGGGAACATACGCAGTAGATGTGGGTGCTGGTGGTGCTGGCGGTGCTGCAAGTTCTTTGGGGTCGTCGGGTGAGGAAAGCGCGATTGGTTCGGTTATTAGTGCGGCTGGCGGTGGTCGTGGCGGTTCTGGCACAGCAGACCGCACGACGGGTAGCGGCGGCGGCAGCGGCGGCGGCTCACTCATTTCAACTGCCAACGCAAGAGGCGAAAGCGTCAATGAACTGTTCGGCAATGACGGCGGCACAGGTAACTACTTCAACGGCGGCGGCGGCGGCGGCGGCTACGCATCGGCTGGTGGCAACGGTTCAAGTACCGTAGGCGGCTCAGGCGGCAACGGTCAAGACATTTCATCGTGGACAGGCGGAGGTGGCGCAGACAATGTTGCGGCTGGCGGCGGCGGCGGCGGAACGGTGACAGGCGGTTCGGCAGGTACAGGTGGAGTGGCCGGCAAGACGAGCGGCACCGGCAACAGCGCCACGACCGCAGGTTCGGGCGGCGGCGGTACTGCCAATAACGCGGCAGGCGGCAACGGTGCAGCAGGCAAAGTATGGGTGAGGTTCAAGGTATGAGCGAACCAACAACATTCGCCAAAGTTGAGAACGATATCGTCACAGATATTCATGTTGTGACTTGGGATTTTCTAACAGCAAACCCTGAGCGTTATGGCGATTCGTCACTGTGGATTGAATGCTTCCGTGACGGCTCTGGTCGCGGCTACTGCGGTATCGGCTGGACATATGACGCTGAAACCGATAAGTTCATCGCACCACCACATCTGGAGGTTGAAGAATGATGTTTATCGAAGAACGCCACAAGCAGGCCGCATTGTCGTACCTCCGTTCAGCGGTTGCCGCGGTGGTTGCGGTGATGGCCACGCTCGACTACACGACCGAGGATTTGGCGAAGGCGTTTGT